TTGGGCAATCCGCACGGCGGCCTCGGGCTCCGGTGGTCGCAGTTCCTCCTCGGGTGGCTCGTCGGCGTCGGCGCGGGCCTGCTCGGCGTCGGCCAGTGCTTGCCATAGCCAGAGCTCGTCGATGAGCGGTCGCACCAGCCAAAAGGCATCGGCCGCGATGCGCTGGAGCTTGCGCCGATAGCTGGCCTCGACAGCGTGCGGGAACGGCAGCGGCGGCGTCTTGATCGGCGGCTGCTTGGCGAGCTCGGCGAGGCGCGCGCGATTCTGTGCGAGCGGATCGTCGCGAACACCGCCGCGAACTGGTCGCAGGTCTTTGCCTTTAGCGAGCGGGCGAAGCGGTCTCACACGACCTTGATCACCAGCGGCAGCTCGGGCGCACGCTGCTGGATCGCGCGGTACGCTGCACCCTCGACGCCGGGCCGGCGCGGAGCATGGAACGACAGTTCATCGCCGCCGGGATAGGTGACGCGAGCGCCCCACCAGCCGTCCTCGCGCTCGTGCAGCTCGAGCAGCACGAAGATCTCCGGCTCGGCTGGGGCCAGCTCGACAACCGGCGCCGCTTCCTCGACCGGGTCGACGGTGACGACGACGACCGGCGCCTCGAGCTCCTCGACGGGAGTCTCGACGGCGGCGGCCTTTGGCTTGGTGCTCTTTTTGGTGGCCATGGTCACTCCTCGGGCAGGCCGGGCTCTGGCGCTGCGGCGGCCGTCTGGGCCTCGGCCTTCTGCTCGCTGATCGCTTGATCAAGAGTCGTTTCGTAGCTGTAGGAGACACCGCCGAAGCGCGACTGGCGAATCTCCACCGGCTCGAGCGCGTCCATCTGATAGTAGGCCTGGTCGACCTTGGCTTGCCGTTCGCGCCGCTCGATCTCCTTGTCGAGGTCGGGCGGATCGATCGGGTTGGCGCGAATCACCCACCGGGGCGGCAGCTCGCCCTTGGTCGGGCCGTCCTTCGACGCGAAGATGAGAGTGGTCAACCGTGTCAGCTGCGGGATGACCGACTGCACCTGCCAGCCGTGGACGTACTCGGCCCACAGGCGGTGGTCCTCTTGAGCTCCAGCGAGGCGGCCTGATTGATTACCCCACAAGCGCGACTGCGGGATCCGCGATGCGCCGGCGATCTCGATCTTGAACTTCTCGAGCAGGCTATCGAGGCCGCCGACGGGCTGGCCGAGCCGCTGGTATTCCTCGGCGTCGGCATCGATGAGCGCCAAGCCGAACGCGCCGAGGCCCATCTTGAAGGCCTGCGTCCGTGTGATGACCGACGAGACCTGATCGCTCGCGAGGTTGAGCGAAAGATCCTTCATCTTGAGCACGCCTTGCGCGAACTCGGAGACCGTGACGGCCACGCCGTCGAAGGCCATCCCGTAACGACGCAGCGCGTCAAAGCACGCCTCGTAGACCGAATCGCCCCACGTCAGGTTGGCCACGCGAGTCAGCATGTCGGTGGGGACGCCGTTGAAGCGGAGCAGGCGCGACCAGTGGACGCGATAGCTCACCGTGTTGGTCGACTGGCCGTAGGGCGTGACCTGGTAGTACACCGGGAGGCCAAAGTTGATGCTGTCGACGTCGTCGTCGTACAGCGAGATGTCTGGCAGCGCGTAGCGTGCATCGACGATCACGATCTGCTTGACCGCGCCGAAGTCGCCCTCGGGCAGCGGCGTCGCGAGCGTCGTGTAGGCTTCCATGCCCGACTGCATCGGCTGCGACAGGCCGGCCGGAACGTCGTCGGTGAGCAGCAGGCCGACCGCGCCGCGAAAGACCATCGCCCACCGGAGGCCGTCGGCGCACTGCTGGATCGCGTGCAGCCGCTGCCACTCCTGCTTGACCATCGACTTGAGGTCGTCCGTCGGAGCGCCGCCGTCGGTGGCCTCGAAGTCGATCTCGAAACCGCTGCGGGTGGCATCGCCGACGACGTCGTCGACCAGCCGCTTTGCGATCCAGTTCTGTCGGTAGAGGTTCTGGAGCTGGTTCCACTCGATTCGAGCGCGCGCCTTGAACTCAAACGATTCGGTCTTGTCGCGACCGGGAAGGCCGGCGCCGGTGTAGAGCGACGACCAGCCGTCGGCGCGGGCCATCGTGCGCTCGGCCTGTCGGCGGGCGTCCTCCATGCGCGCTCGGCGACGCTCGGCGGCGGCGTCCTGTCGGGCGGCGTCGTCGGACATGCGGCGGGAGGTCTGATCGGCGATCTTCTTGCGTGCCATGGTGGCCAATCCTGCCGCTATGCCGAAAGGAGCGCAAGCGCCGCGTGACCGCTGCCGAAGTAGCGCAAGAGCTGCGAGGTCGCGTCGACGCGGTTGTCGCGCTCGTTGAGCTTGCGATTGCCAGTGAAGCGCAGCAGCTCGCGGCGGTAGTCGTAGAGCCACGGCGCCGACTTGGGCACCAGTACGCGACCGCCTTGGAACCACGGCGCCTGTGCCCACATGCGCTCGGCCTTCGAGCTGCGGCCGGGGTCGAGGGCCTGCGTCGCCCACCGCCAACCTGGTCGACGTCGCAGGTTCTGCACAAGCGGGCCGCCCACCGACTTCTTTTCGACGAGGATCAGATCGGGCTGATGCTCGCGACAGAGCTGCTCGATCCGTTCCTCGAGCGGCGCCAACAGCAGCTTGACCGCCTCGGCGTGCAGCAGGTAGACGAAATGGCCGTGATGCAGGCCGACGACGATGCCGGTCTCGTCGTTGGTTGCGCCAACGTCCTCCGCCGGGTCGATGCTGATGACCAGCCGACCTTTGCCACGCTCGGGCAGCACATCGAAGGTGTTATCGAGCCACGCCGGCTCGAGCATGGCGCCACCGGGCTCGAGGTCCCAGTCGCCGTCGATCCATGCCGCGACGATATGCGCCGGGCCTGCATGGTGGAGCTGCGTCAGGTACTGCTTTCCCGCCTCGGTGTCCGGTGCGAGGTAGGGGTTGTCCTTGATGGTCGACGGGATGTAGACGCGCTGAATCGGTGGCTTGCCGCCCTCGTCCGACCAGAACGGCGACAGCGGTCGCGATGGCGTGAGATACCGCGCCTTGAGCCATTCGTGACCGGGGCCTGCCGGATTGGCCGAGCTGATCATCCGGCACGGCACGCCGGCGGCCGAGCGCAAGGTGCCGCGCAAGAAGTCGATCGGGACCGGCGAGGGCCACGTGCCGACGTCGTCGTACAGGAGCAGCGTGTACTCGTGGCCCTGGTAGCGGTTGGCGTCTTGGTCGCTCTCGAGATACCGCAGCTTGAGCGTGGCGCCGCTAGGGAACACCCACGTCCGGCCCTGCGCTTGGTACTGCGCCCCGACCAACGGAAAAATCTTGAGCATCTCGGCCTGAGCGCCTTCGATCTCAGGAATCGACCGCCGAAACCAGACGCCCTTGGCGTCCTTGCCGTAGGTCGCCTGATGCTGGAGCCAGCAGCCGAGCATCCCGAAGGTCTTACCGCCGCCTCGCGCGCCACCGCAGAGGATGTCGGCGACCGGGCAGGTCACCAGCCACGTCTGCGGGCCGGGATTCGGCCGCCACGCGACTTTGGGCTTAGTCGGCGCCATCGCTCGGCGCCTCGATGGCCAGCGTCGATGCCCACTCGTCGGACGAGCTTGCCAGCGCCGGAACCACCACGACCTGAGCCGCCATCTGCACCGGGCCGCCGTCGGCGCCGGTCACCTGCGTCCGCATGGTGCGCCCGTAATTCTGCGGGTCTCGCCGCTCGAGCATCCACGCTGCCGCTTGCCAGTTGCCGTCATTCGCCGCCTTCTGGATCTTGGCGATGAGCTGCACGCGGCCGCTGCCTTCTGCTTCCTTTACTTCTGCCGCAAATTCCGGGAAATCCTGCCGCCACCGCGTAAATGTGTCATGGTCGATCCCAGCATAGCCGCACGCATCGCCGTAGCTTGCGCCGAGCCGAATCGCATCGCACAGCTTCTTGACCGTCTCAGGCGTGCGCTTGGTTGGCCGACCTGGACTACCCATCGAGCGCCCCGCTACCGGCCTCGACGTTGTTGGCCTTGGCCCATCGCGTCCACCGCCGCCGGATGACGTCACAGTATCGCGGATCAAGCTCCATCAGCCGCGCCTTGCGTCCGCTTTGCGCCGAGGCGATAAGCGTCGTCCCCGTTCCACCAAAAGCATCGCTTATGATTGCGTCAACTGATGTAAATGTTTCGATTGCCCACGTTGGCAGATGAATCGGAAAAGTTGCGGCATGAATGTTCGCAAACTCATTGTTCCGTTGAGGTGGCGCAGAATAAACGTTCTGCACTGTGCCTTGAAAAGAGGCGCATGGTATCGCCCTGCTCGGATTGGGTTGTGGCGATAGAAAGATAAGGTATTCAAAGCGATTAGCCATAACGTTGGCCGCCATCTGAGGGGCGCCGTGACCTTTATCCCAGATTGCAACGTCAACAAGATGCGATCTCATTTCGTGCAGATACTCAACAAACGCAATCTTGTTACCGGCAAGCTGTTGCATGTTGACACACAGGCACTTGCTAACCATCAGCCATGTAGAGCTAAACTCACACAATAGGTCTTTGTATTCGCCATGGGACTTGTTGTCTTGATACAGTCCATACTTGTTGTCTGTTGTGTGCGTGTTGCCTGATAGTCGCTCGCTATCGCCAGCATTGTAGGGCGGGGACGTAAAGCAAAGATCCGCCTTCTCGCCCTGCATCAACCGCTCGACCGCATCCACGCTCGTCGAGTCGCCGCACATCAACCGATGCGGCCCTAGCTGATAGATCTCTCCCGGCACGCTATGCACCGGCCCCGCCTCGTCGACCTCTGGCGGCTCGCCTTCTGGCTCCAGCACCGTCGGCTCGACATCGCCAAGCAGCCGCGCCAATTCCTCGTCGCTGAAGCCTGTATCCGCCAGCAGCGATTCGTCTGCCTCCTTCAGCTCGGCGAGCACTTGGCGCAACGTCGCATCGTCCCACGTCGCCACTTCGCCCACCTTGTTGTCCGCGAGCGCGAGCGCGTGAGCATCGGCCGGATCAAGGTCGAGCCATCGCACTGGCACCTGGTCGAGCTTGAGCTTCTGCGCCGCCGCATACCGCGTATGCCCTGCGATGATCTCGCCGTTGCGCGCGTTGGCGACGATGGGCGCGCCCCAGCCGAAGCGCCGGATGGACTTGGCCACCTCGTCGATCGCCGCCTTGTTGTCGCGAGGGTTGGCCGCCCACGGCTGCAATACCGTGAGCGGCTCCCAGACTGCCGCCGCCTGATTGTCGGGCACGTTGCGAAGGTCTTTGCTCACGCGCCCTCCAGCGCAGGTTAGTAGGTCAGATCGACCGACAGCACGTTGAGCACCACCGTCTCGCCTGCGCCAGCCGCCCACGAGGCGACGACGGTCACGTCGTTGGCGATGGTGGTGTTGACGTTGGCCTGATAGGCGCTCGCCACGTCGGTCACCGTCGACGGCGTCGAGGTCTTGTAGACCATGAGCGAACCGCTGTTGAACTTGCCTCCCGCGCCCACCGACTGGACGATGACGTCCGAGCTGATCAGGAAGGGATTGGTGGCCGCCGGGTCGTAGGCCGCAGTCGTGACGACGGTCGTCGCGCCCAGCTTGATCGAGAGCGTCAGGTTGACCGCGCCAGCCGAGGCAACCACGGTGCCCGCCGCGGTAATCCGCAACCGCGAGCCCACAGCCAGCGTGTTTGCCGGAATCGTCACCTTGGTAGCGAACGCCGTCGTGACGGGGCCAGCCGCACTCGCGACCGAATCGCTCACCGGAGCAAACGGGTTGTTCTGCACGACTTCCGCCGTTACAGCGTTGAGCTTGGTGGCTACAGCCTGCGAGGCCGGGTTGGAGTAACTGAAACCGGAGAGCCTCGAGAGCTCCTTGGCGGTGAACGTGGCGATCGGCATAGGAGCTCCTTGGGCCGCCTGGTCGTTAGGTGGCGGCGACCCTTGCAGCCTACCGCGCCGCACGCCGCAGGGTCAACCGTAAACCGCGGGCGCCCGCGAGGGACACGACGTGTCCCGCACTTTGCTCAACCATTGCGCGACCTTTCAGCCATTGGGACGCGAGGGACACGATTTGGCTGGAACTTTCCTAATTAGAGAAATTGGGCCTTTTTCCCAACCTGTAATTGGATCATGTGATCCCCATTCTAGAAAAAACGTGTCCCTCGTGTCCCTTCCCTTATGGTCTCAGCCCCTTACCACGGGACAAAGCGTCCCGAATCGAGGCCCGCGCTTGTCCCTCGTGTCCCTTTTGGTGGCCGTCTTGACGGCTGCTGCCCGTCGGGGTAGGGTTGCCAGCAACGGCCCGCAACGCCGTTGGGTTCCGGAGACAGCGCCCCATGTTCACCTCCTTGCTATCGCCCACGGCATCAGTACGGCCCGACGTCGCGTGTCTGTCTCCGCGACTTCCGGGGTTGCGCCTGCTGGTGTCGTGGGCGATGGCTGGAGGCTCGCATGCGACCTGATCTCGCCCAAGCTGCCACCTTCGTCCGCATCCTCACCGGCTCGTCGCTCTCGGCGATGACTTGGCAGACGTTCGACGATTCGCCGACCCGGCGCGACCGCACGATGGCGGCAATCCTGCACGGTCCTCTTGCCGCGGTCTCCTACCAGCTCGCGCGGGCCAACGCGGCCGGCGCTGGCGTGTTTGTCACGGTGAACGAGACCGATCTGCACGGCCGGCGGGCCTCAAACATTCGCTCGGTGCGCGCCCTGTGGATCGACACCGATGGCTTCGTCCCGAGGTCGTTCCATCTGCCGCCGTCGCTGGTGGTGCGGTCGTTTGCCGGCGTCCACGCTTACTGGCGCCTCTCGGACACGATCCCGCTCGCCGACTTCCGCGGCCACCAGAAGCGCCTCATCCAGCACTATCAGTCGGACCCGAAGATCCACAACCTCGACCGCGTGATGCGCGTCCCCGGTTTCTGGCACTGCAAGGGCGAGCCGTTCGCGGTCGAGATCGTCGAGGACAGCGGCTGCACATACCGTGCGTCGGAGGTCGTCGCCCAGCTCGCCCCGCTGCCCGCGCCAGCGCCCCGCCGCCAGCTCCGCACGTCGCTCTCGGGCATCGATTGGGCCGGCCTCGACGTGATCGACATCTTTGGCTCGGCGGGATTCTCGCCGCGTGACTTGGGCGGCGGGAAGTGGGCGATCATCTGCCCGTGGACCGGCGAGCACTCGCACCCAGACTGGCACGGTCAGACCACGTCGACCGTCATCTGGGAGCGCAGCGCCGGCAGCCCGGCGACGTTCTACTGTTCGCACGCTCACTGCGAGGGCCGCAAGTTGGCCGACGCGCTGTCGGCGATTGGCTATCGACCTTCGCCGGAGGATGTGGTTCGCTCCCGGCTGCGTGCCGCCGAGGGTCTCTACCAGCGCACGCTCGCCGAGCAGGGAGGTGCGCGATGAGGCCGTTGACCGACCTCGGCAACGCCGAGCGATTCGCCGACCAGTTCGCCGCCGAATATCGATACGTTGCAAGCCGTGACCAGTGGCGCCGGTGGGATGGCAAGGTCTGGGCCGTCGACACGACCGAACAACGCTACCTTGCGGCCCGTCTGGTGGCGCGCGGCATCCAGCTCGAGGCCGCGAGCGCCGCCACGGTCGAAGGCATGAACGCCGTTCGCAAGTGGGGCGAATCATCCGAGAGCCTGTCGCGCCAACGGGCGATGGTGACGCTGGCGCAGGCCGACCGCCAGATCGCGACCACCTTCGAGCGATTCGATGCCGATCCGAACACGCTCAACACCACCACGGGCCTCGTCGATCTACGCACCGGCGTCTTGCACCAGCACCGGCCCGAGGACTATTGCAGCCGCATTACCCGCGCCGGATATGCGCCGGGCTCGAGCGCGCCGACGTGGACCGCCCTTGTCGCCTGGGCAATGCGCGACGACGCCGAGCTGATCGGCTGGCTGCAACGGGCGATCGGCGCCAGCCTCTACGGCCATCAGCAAGAGCAGATCTTTGCCTTCTGCTTTGGCGGTGGAGGCAACGGCAAGGGCTCGATCTTGAACGCCATTCGTCGCATCCTCGGCGACTACGCGACGATCCTGCCCGGCTCCTTTTTCGAGATGCAGAAAAACAAGCCGCACACGACCGAGATTGCCGACCTGTTTGGCGCCCGCTTCGCCGTCGGCTCCGAGGTCTCGCCCACAGCCACCCTCGACGAAGGCAAGGTCAAGGAGCTCACCGGCGGCGACCCGGTCAAAGCTCGGCGCCTGCATCAGGACAACGAGGAGCACGAGCCGACGTGGACGCTCTGGCTCAGCGGCAACAGCAAGCCGCGCATCCGTGGCACTGACCGTGGGATGTGGCGCCGGATGCGGTTGATCCCGTTCCTCGCGCAGATCGAGGACCACCAGATCGACCGCGAGCTGCCGAACAAGCTCATGGCCGAGGCGGATGGCATTCTGACCTGGGCCGTCGAGGGCGCGATGATGTGGCACACCGACCGGCTCGGCATGTGCTCGGCAGTCGAGCAGGCGTCGCTTGAATATCGCGAGGCCGAGGACGTCGTCGGCCAGTTCCTCGAGGACTGCTGTCTTGTTGACGCCGCGGCCTCCTACAGCACGCCCAAGGCCGAGTTCAGGCGCGCGTTCGAGAATTGGTGCATCGAGAATGGCCTCCCGATCTTGTCGGCCAAGGCTGTCGCCGACCGGCTCGTGAAAGAGGGTGTGCGCGAGCTCAAGTCGAACGCCACCCGCAGCTGGCGCGGCGTGCGCCTCGTCGCCAATACGCCGCCGGTCATCCGGCCGCACTGGAGCGCCGACTGATGCATGGCCCGCTTCTTGATGACCCGCTGTCCGACCAGCCGCAGCTCGTGTGCAGTGTGTGCGGCGAGCGCGACTTCCACCAGCCCGATCTGGCCCCTCAGTGGGGCGACCCCTACGTCTGCCACCTGTCGGTGGTGTGCGACACCTGCGGCTCAAAAAACCACCTGCGAGTGCAGTGGCGCCTTGGCCGCGTGACCTTGACTCAACGGAGCACCCAATGTCTGCCAATTACAACCACCTAACCATCGCCGGCCGCCTCGGCGCCGACGCCGAGAGCAAGACCGCTGCCAGCGGCACCGCCATCACCCGCCTGCGCGTCGCCAGCTCGGTAGGCTACGGCGACAAGCAGCAGACCCTGTGGCTGGCCTGCACCGCTTTCGGCAAAAGCGCCGAGTTCGCCGCCAAGCTCAAGAGGGGCGATGCGGTCCTTCTCGCCGGCCGTCTCGAGCCCAACGTGTGGACCGACAAGCAAGGCGTCGAGCGGCGCGACGTCGTCCTGGTCGTCGACACCGTGCAGGCCCTCGGCGCCAAGCAGGCTCCGGCAGGCAATCCTTACGGCGGCGAGGACGTGCCCTTTTGAGGTGACGGATGTTTGACAAGGCCCAAAAAAAGCTGTGGCGCCACGGGCTGATACGCTGCGAGCACCGCAACAGCCGATATGTCACGATCACGACCGCTGGCGGCGCCCGCGGAATCCGCGAGCAGTGCCTAGATTGCGGCTGCCTCGACTCGACGCCGCACAAGCTGGCCGACCATCCCGACGCCCAGTCGGCCGACATGGCCGCCGCGGCCCGCTGGCAAGAGTGGCGCGACGCCGCAGGCAAGGCCGCACAGGCCGAGGCCCAAAAGCGCCACGCCATCAGGCAAGCGGCCAAGCCAGCCGAGGATGCCGACTGGTGGCAAGCGTACAGCGACTACCTGCAGGGCGACGCCTGGCACGCCGCGCGGCAGCTCGTTCTGCGCCGTGACGGTGGCCGATGTCAGGCCGCACTGCCCGGTTGCACCCGCGCCGCCGTGCAGGTTCACCACGACGGCCGGCGCGCCTATGCTTACCACAACCGCCTAGGCGCCACGCCGCTGTTCCTGCTGCACGCGGTCTGCGTCGCCTGCCATGCAGCCATCACCAAGGCCGATAGGGCCGAGAGGGAAGCCGGATGACCACCTGCCCACACTGCCACCAGCCGCTGCCGCCACCCGTGATCCGCTTTGCCGACCTCGCATGGCTGCGCGAGCTGGCCGCCCGCGACCAAGTGCCCGGCGCCGAAACGCTCGGTCCGCACGAGCTACTGGCACCCGATCACGAGGAAAGCGACGACGTAAACTATTGACGCCGCGCCCCGCTTTCCGCTACCTTCCGGCGCATGAGATTTGGTAGCGTGTGCAGCGGTATCGAGGCAGCGTCGGTGGCATGGAAGCCGCTTGGCTGGCGAGCTGCATGGTTCTCGGAAATCGAACCGTTTCCGTCAGCCGTGCTCGCGCATCATTACCCGGCCACGCCGAACCACGGCGATATGACCGCGCTACCTGGTCGCATTCGCGCCGGCGATGTCGAGGCGCCCGACCTCCTTTGCGGCGGTACTCCTTGCCAAGCGTTCAGCGTTGCCGGCCTGCGGCGGTCGCTCGACGACGCCCGCGGCAACCTGACCCTCACCTTTGTGGAGATCGCTGATGCAATTGACGCTGTTCGCCTCAGACGAGGCCAAGATCGAGCCATCATCTTTTGGGAGAACGTCCCCGGCGTACTCAACACCGAGGACAACGCATTCGGCTGCTTCCTTGGCTCTCTTGCCGGGGAGGATTGCGCACTCAAGCCGGCAGGGCGCCGATGGACGGACGCTGGTTGTGTGCTTGGACCCACGAGAGCAGTCGCGTGGCGGGTCCTCGACGCCCAATATTTCGGCTTGGCCCAACGACGCCGCCGTGTGTTCGTTGTCGCAGGTACTCGAAACGGGCTCAATCCAGCCGCGATTTTATTTGAGTCCGATGGCCTGCGACGGGATATTGCGCCGAGCCGAGAAGCGCGGAAAGGAGTTGCCGACACAGCTTCGCTATGCTTTGCGGGCAACAGCGAATCAGACGTAGCGGCTACGCTTGAAACGACATCGCACGACTATAGTCGATCCGATAGCTTCAACGTGGTTGCTTTCGTCAAAGCCACCAGCCCGCACAGCTCGGACGAAGCCCCGCGCTACGAACAGGCCGACGTCGCCGCCTGTCTCAACGGCGGGGACGAGCGTCACAACCCGCCCAAGCATATGGCGGTGACGCCTATGGCTGTTCGCCGCCTGACACCGCGTGAATGCGAGCGCCTGCAAGGGTTCCCCGATGACTACACGATGATCCCGTGGAAGAAAAAGCCGGCGTCGGACTGTCCCGATGGGCCTCGCTACAAGGCCCTCGGCAACTCTTGGGCGGTGCCGGTGGTGCGTTGGATTGGCCAGCGTATTAGCAAAGCGTTAGCAAAGCCAGTCGACCGAAAGTCCAACGAGGGAGCATAAGTTAGCCGCCGTGAGTAGCAAACGAAGCCAAGGCTCCCGAGGCCGCCCCACCATCCTGCCGCCCACGGCTGCCTGCACCGAGTGCGGCCGCAAGCGCTTGGCTCGCAACCTGTGCATGGCGCATTACCAAGCCTGGTACCGCGCGCAGGTCATCGAGTGCCAGCTGCCAGCGCACCGTTGGGCCAGCCGCAGCCAGCGATGCACCTTTTGCCGCCGACACCGGCGCGACGTGGAGACCCGATGACCGCCAAAGCCCGAACTGCCGCCGACGTTGCATGGATTGACCACGTCTGCGACCAGTGCGCCACGCTGCCCGAGGCCGCCCGCCGGCTGGGCATGACGTTGGCCGCGCTCAAGAGCCTTCGCAAGCGCCTGCGCCAGCTCGACCCGTCGCGACCGTCGCGAGGCCCCGGCGGTCGACCGCGAACGCTGCCGAGGAAGGAGATGGATCAATGAGCGACGAGCAGGTCAAGAAGCAGATCATCGCTGAGTACTGGCGACTCGATGTGATGCGCCGCAGCGCGTCGACCTCTGCGCTGGAGGCGATCGCGGAGCAGCAACGACCCGCACGCGAAGCCCTGCACGAGAAGTGCGGCGTGGCGACAGGGCACAACATGACCACTACAGGCTACAGCGTGGGCGGGCTGGCGTATGGCCACTGTGTGTGGTGCGGCAAATACTGGCGCGAGGAACGGGAGGTGGAGCCGTGAACGATCAGATGCAAGCTCTCGCACGTCGGGCCGTGGCGTGCAAGCACTGGCGATGGATGCCGGGGATGCAAACCCAAGATTTCACGCGAGTTTGCTACGACACAGGTTACAGTGCACGTGGTTGGGACGAATGGGATAACACCTGCTCCGAGTGTGATGGCGGCATCGTGACTTTGACTAGCGCATGCCTTCCGGAACTTTCCGACCCTGCCACGCTGGGATGCTTGCTCGCGCTGGTGCGGGAGGCGTGGAACGACCCCGGCATTGCGTGCGTGACGTCGTCGTACAGCAACGGTCGATACTATCGGCGCGTCGTGGACGGACATCATCACGGCTCCACTTTCCAGACTTTGTCGCAGGTAACCCACTCGACCGAAGCCGAGGCGCTGGTCGCCGCACTGGAGGCTGCGCCATGAACACTGATCATGTGGTAGTGCAGGGCAGTAACCTGTGGTGCAAGGCTTGCGGTCAGCGCGAGCCGCTGGCGCTGCCGTTGCCGGTCAAGGACTTGTCTCACTTTGTCCAGACGTGGGCCCAAGCGCATGAGCAATGCGCTTTCCTTGACCAAGCCAAGACGCTGCGGGAGTTGAGGCAGGTCGCCAATGACCTGCTCGAGCAGAATAAGCGGATGCGCGAGGCAATCGACGCCCTACCCGACACTCTGCACTACGAGTGGGCACAACAACGATCCAAGCTGCGCAAAGCAGCGGGGCTGGTGGACCGATGACGCCCGATTACCTGGTTGAGTATCGAATCAAGCTCGCGCCGAGCGGTCTGTGGGAATGGACGGTGCTGTACGGCGGCACCTCGCTCTACTGGGGCGCACGCGAGACGGAAACTGACGCGGAAAACCAAGCATGGCTGGCCATGCAGGAAATCCGCGACCAAATGGCAGTCGCCATGCAGCGGCTGGAACAGGAGGTTGGTGGATGAGGAAACCCATGTCCTGCGAAGCCCTGCGCGAAGCCGTCGAAACGTGGCCCGAGCTCGACCGCCTGCGCCGACTGCGCGCCGTCATCCTCTGGTGGCCAGAGCGGAGCCACGAGCAGTGGTGTGCAACCCGCGCCGACGTCGACTGCAATTGCGGCTGGGGCAAGGCCAACGAGGCTCGCCGAATGGCGCGCGAGCTGGTCGGGCTGAACCGGGACGGGTAGGGCAAAAGTTTTTTCGCTATCCCCTTGCGAGAAGTATTGACACCGTTTCCGCCACCCCATATAGTGGGGACATCAACAGCGGCCCGCAACGCCACAAGGGAGACAGAGACCATGCTACCCATCGACCCCAAAACAGAAGGCCGCCAAATCGAGCTGGCGCGCAAGTCGGTCGAAGTGCAGAAGATGACGGCCCGTCGCATCGCCGACGCGCTGACTTGGTGCGCCGAGGCCCACCGCGACCAGCGCATGCCCGGCCCCGTGTTCGCCGACCTCATTATCAGCTGCCAGCAAGACGCCGCGCGGGTGGCCGTGTGGAACTGGGTTTGCGCTGTGCTCATCGGCCGCGGCTTCCCGATGTTTGCCAAATTCTTGATCAAGGGGGAATAACCATGCGCCACGACCCGCGCTACTGCATCACCTGCCGCGCTGAAGCTGCCGCCCGCAAGGCGTCACTCGTCGCCGAAATCATCAACGCCGCGGCCGTCATCGTTGGGTTGGCTGTCATCGTAGGCTTCTGCCTGTTGATCGGAGGTTGATCATGGACGACCGCACCTACCACGGCCTCCCGCGCCTCTCGGCCAGCGGCGCCAAGACCTTGCTCAAGTCGCCGGCCCGGTACCGTTGGGAGCGCGAGCACCCCGTGAAGCCGACCGCCGCGATGGAATTCGGCACGATGTTTCACGCGCTGGTGCTCGAGCCGCAGGTGTTCGCCGAGCGGTACGCGCTATCGCCGGGCTTCGACCGTCGAACCAAGGAAGGCAAGGCCGCGGCCGAGCAATGGGCCGCCGACAACGCCGGCCGCATCGCCGTCACCGGAGACGACTGGGACCGTGTCCACGCCATGGCCCGCGCGGTGGAGCTGTCCGGCGCCGGCGACCTGATGACCGGCGGGCGTTTCGAGGAGCCAGTGTTGTGGGAGCGCGACGGCGCCCAGCTCAAGGCCAAGATCGACTGCATCACCGACACCCACATCGTCGACCTCAAGACGACCAGCGCCGACGACGAGGACGGCATCCAGCGTGCCGCCTGGCAGTATGGCTATCACGTGTCGGCGGCAGCCTATATCGAGGCCGGCCGCATCCTCACCGGCCGCGAGCTGCCGAAGGTGTTTGTTTTCGTGACCTCGTCGGCGCCGCATGACGTCGTCGTGATGGAGGCCGGCGACGAGTTTGTTGCGCGCGGTCGCGCTCTGTGGGATCGTGCGATCCGTACCTACGCTGCGTGCGTAGAGTTCGACGACTGGCCGGGGCTCGCAACGTCCGGCAAGCTTCAACCGCCCCGGTGGGCATAACGGCCGCGCAACGGCCGCAGGAGACAGAACATGACCAGCACCTCTGACAAGCTCGCGCTCGCGCGCACTCTCGCTGATAGCTCGATGCTGCCCAAGCAGTACCAGCGGCAGCCGTCAAACCTGATCTGGGCCATTGAGTACGCCGAGGCAATCCGCGTGCCGACCATGACCGCGGTAACCGGCATCCACGTTATCGATGGCAAGCCGACCGCGTCGGCCGACCTCATCGCCGCGCTTGTTCGTCGAGCTGGCCACAAGCTGCGCGTGTGGGGCGACGACCGCGAGGCGCACGCCCAGATTATCCGCTGCGACGATCCAGAGTTCGACGGGTTCCACGTCGTGTGGACGCTGGACCGGGCGCGGGCTGCCAACCTCACCGGCAAGTCGGTGTGGAAGCAGTATCCCGCCGCCATGCTTCGCAGCCGTGCGATCACCGAGGTCGCGCGCATGGCCTGCTCCGAGGCCTTGCACGGGGTGATCTACACGCCCGAGGAGCTCGGTGCGTCGGTCGACGAGGAAGGAGCTCCGGTGGCCGTCGTGGCCCCGCCGGTGGCTGCGCCGATTCCGACCGAGCATCACGAGTCGTGGGAGCGCGACCGGGCTGGCTTCTGCGCCTACCTCCACGGCCGGGGCTGGGACTACGAGACGGTCGCCGACTTCTGCTCGAGCTTGGGCAAGCCACGGCCGTCGGCGATGACGCACGAGGCGCGCCAGTCGCTCACGCGGTGGCTCGACGGCAACGGCGCCGAGCGGTGGTCGCAGTTCCTCGCCGCGCGCCAGTTCGTTGACGTCGAGGCGACAACGGGACAAGCTGTCGCCGTCGAGGGTTAGCGGAGGGCGTGGATGGCTGGGGCCGTGAGCGATCGTGAGTTTTCCGAACTGGTGATCGCCCGGCTCCATGCCACCGCCCGAAGCCGAATCTGCCGCAGTCGTCGATGTCCGATTTGCGCCGAGCTTCCCGACGGGATGCCGCCGCCGCCCACCGCGGAGACCAACGTGTTGATCGCCATGCGAGACCAGCGCATTCGAGAGCAGGCCGAGCGCGAGCGCCTCATCGCACAAGCGCCGGGCGCTGCGTGGGCCATCGCCGAGGGACAAGCGCGCAACCTGCCGACGCTGGCCATGGTGGTCGAGGTCAGGCCCGACAGTCGACCGCTCGACGTGTGCCCGGTCCCGGCCGTCGAGGGCATCGTGTGGGCCGCCGTGCAACGCCTGGTCGCGCACGCTTGGGCCACCGCCGCCACTAGCCTGTGCGGCAAGCGGATCCGCGAGCAGGCCGACTTTGGCCGACCGCTGGCGCCGAACTGGTGCCGCGAGTGTCAGGCGACGGTCCTGCGCCAGCTCGGCCGCAACGTCTACGTCGCCGGGAATGAAATCCGCGAGCGAGGCCCCAAGGGTACCCGCAAGCTCGCCCGATCTGAGAGGTCGAGATGATGACGAAATTTGCTGATTTGATCCCGCAGGTGTTTGCAGATTTGGATCTTGGTCGACGAGCTGTGGCGTGCAAATACTGGCGGTGGATGCCTGGGATGCTTGGTCTTACGCGAGATGGAGCCGCTCGTTATGTCGGGCATGGCCTTTGGTGGGATTGTTTAGCCGAGGAAGTCCTATTGGATGAGCCAATTGGCGTCGTTCCTTTGTTGAGCGATCCTGCGACTATTGGATGCCTTTCGGAATTGGTGACGGAACTTTGGGGAAATGAGGGCCATGGACGTATGTGTCTGACATATCTCGACCGTGGCATGTGGTCGCTGAGTTGCGAGATCGATGGCGCATATCTGCCTGATGATCACTTCGCCGACACAGGAGCAGCGAAGGTCTTGATCAAAGCCCTTGAGGCTGCCCGATGATCACCCGCGGCCACTACCGCGACGCCTTCCGGCCCGGCTTCCGCTGCCACGCCATTATCACGGATCCGCCGTATGGTGCTGGCACGCACCAGGGCTGGAACGCCGGCGAGAAGCAGGTACGGACGGTCACGGGACAGGCAACGCGCACGGCCATCGACTACACGCATTGGACGCCATGGGATGTCGGCGATTTCGTCTCGTGGGCCGCCGAGCACTGCACCGGCTGGATCTGCGCGATGACGTCACACGACCTGGCGCCGGCATATCAGGAGGCTTACGCCGCCGCCGGCCTGTATTCCTTTGCGCCAATACCCATCATCCAGCCGCGGCCCCGGCTGGTCGGCGACGGCCCGTCGAGCTGGACAGTGTGGTTGCTGGTCGCGAGGCCCCGCAATCGCACCTACGCCACTTGGGGCTGCTTGCCTGGCGCCTACTGGTCGCATTGCGAAAAGCACGGCGCAGTGGCTGGCGCCAAGCCGCTCGACCTGATGCGCGCCATCGTCCGAGACTACAGCCGACCGGGGGATGTCGTCTGCGACCCATGCGCCGGCGGTGGCACGACGCTGCTGGCCGCACTGTGGGAAGGCCGACAGGCCATCGGCGCAGAGCTCGACGCCACGACGCACGCCAAAGCCATCGACCGGGTGACGACCGCCCGCATCCCGGTGCGGCCACTATTCGATGAGCGCGCGCCAGCCGTGCAGCTCGACCTTATCAGTTCCGCCACGGTGGCGGAGCCTGCCGGTGCTTCTTTTGTGGGGGCAACCACGCGGACCGGCAGTGCTTACGAAGGGGAGGATCTCCCATGGTGACGTGGATTCGCCGGTTGCGCTGCCGCCTCGGGCTGCACGACTTTGGCCTTGCGGTCGCCATCGACGGCCGTGTGTTCTGGCGCTGCCGTCACTGCGGCCAGCTCATGTACGGCAAGAAATGATCGCCGCCTATATCACCGCTCTGGCATTCATGCCGCCCGGCCTGCTCGAGGCGGTCGAGCACGTCGAGAGTCGCGGCCGGTGGGACGTCGTGTCGCGGTCGGGCTGCGTCGGCGTCATGCAGGTGCAGCCGCGCTATGCCTTGGCGCCGCGGTGGGCGCTATTCCTGCCATCGATCAACCGGGCCGAGGGCGCGCGAATGTTGGCTCAATGGTATCGCAGGAGTGGCGGCGACTGGTCGCGAGCATTGGCAGGCTATCGATGCGGCAACGCTGGCGTGCGCGGCAAGTGCGGCGCAGGTTATGCGCGGCGAGTCTTGGCGCGAGCCCGCAGCCATCGCGCTAGGTGATCGGCCTGGGCCTCGAGGAGGTCGCAGCGTTGCCACAGCTCAATCGGATCGCCGACCTCCGACAGGCGGCGCGTCTTGAAGTCGGCGAGGCGCGCTCGGAAGTCGTTGACCATGCCGTCGCTTGCGGTCGCGCACTGCTCGCGCTCTTTGCGCTCGTCCTCTTTGCGCTGCTGCTCGCCGTTCTGGTTGGCGCTCGAGCTGCTGCCGTTGGCCAACTGGCCGAGGGCCTTGACGCCGAGCCAGCTAGCAGCACCGACAGCGGCGACAGCCACCACGACGGTCGTCGTCTGCGTTGCCGATTCCGGCGGTATCCGCGGGGGCGTCGGCAGCATCGCGACCGTGGCTGTGTGCTGGTCATCCGGCGCGATTGCGTCCGGCGGCGACAGGCTATCGTCGGTCGGTGAGACATCGGGCGAGACATCGACCGGCACCGGCACCAGCGGGACGCACGGTTGCGAATACCTCGGCTCGGGGTCGTCCTCGTCCTCGGCGATGATCAGCATATTGGCATCGGGCGAAATGTCGCAGCCGGCGATCGTCTCGCGCGTCGTGCCGTCGGGCATCAGCCAGTGGTCCTCGACGACCTCGATCGTCTCGCCGGCGCGGACTACGCAGCTCGGATCACTGGGCAGACTTGGCATCGCCAGCGGCCTTGGCCTTCGCTTCCTTCGCGGCCTTCTTGGCCTTGGCCTCGGCGGCGGCGGCCTGCTTCTGGATGCCGCCTAGCTTGCCCTCGAGCTCGCCGACGCGGGCCTCGGCCTTCTGCACGATCTCGCTGGCCCGACGCTCGGCCTGTGCGGCCCGCTCCTCGAGGCCCTGCACCACGCGCGCCATCGCCTGCACCTGCTCGGCCAACTGCGACTGCTTGGCCTGGCACTCGGCGTGCATCGACTTGCCGGCGTCGATCTGCGCCATCTTTTCCTCGTGCGCGGCCTTCTGCCGCTTTTCGAGGATCTCCCACACCTTCTTGCCGCCGAGCAGCGCGACCGCCGCCATGGCCAGCAACATGACCGGATTGCCGTTGGCGCCCTTGGCCAAAGCGTTGACGTCGATGCCGCTGTCGTTGGCAGCGGCGACGGCGGTCGAGACCTCGGGGAGTTGGGCGAGCGGTAGCATGATCAACCTCGATGGTCGCGAATCGTGACCGTGCCGGCCTCGATCTGGATAGGCTTGGCGAGCTGCTCGTCGACGGCCATCAGCGCCGCGGTGGCCAGCTCGGCCGCGAGGCCTGCGACTGGCATACCGTGCAGCGCCGCAGTCAGGCGCTTGGTCATTTCGGCGTGCAGCGCGTCGAGAAGCGCCGTCCTCGAGCTCGACGTCATCCAGTGCATTTGGAAGTGCTCGAGCGTCATTGCACGGCCTCGCGCGCGTTGATCTCGGTGAGCTTGCGGCCGTCGCACTTGATGACGACCTTGCCGGCGGGCTTGGGCTTGTTGGCGAGCGGCAGGATGTCGATCGCGACTTGGCCACACTGGACCGGGCCGCAAGCCGTGGCCAGCACGGCAAAAAGCAGAAGCGCGCGCGTCATGAGTAGGCCCTTTGAAAGTGCATGTCATCCTTCATGTCCCAATCGCCGCCCCACGTCCAGCCAGCGGCCTTGAACACGTCGACGAAGGGCTTGAACTGCCGCAGCTTTGAGGGGCCGCCCTTGCCGTCTGTTCCGCCCATAGTGTTTTCGCTCGGGCTGAAGTCGATGGCGACGCCCCACGAGTGAAGCGAGAGCGACTTCGCGGGATTCCACAGTGTGTGGCGCGGGACGAAGGTCTGCACGCTCGACGGCGTGTAGCCGCTGCACTTGCAAGCCTCGGCGAACAGCTCGGCGAATTCGGCGGCCACGAGCTTGTGAAGGCGCACGCTCTGACCGGTGTGCAGCTTCTGCGAGACGATGTTGGCCGCTACCCACGCCTGGTCGATATTGATTCGGCCGCCCTCGCCCTCGGTGTAGCCGAAGTCGCCATACACCGCCTTGAGGCCCGACGTCCCGTGCGGGATCGGCGTCTTGCCAGCGACCAGCGCCGCAAGGACCGCTTGTGTCTTTGCCCCGGCGAGGCCGTCTGCGGTCAGGCCGTAACGCTTCTGCACGGCCACCATGCCGCCGGCCGCATTTGCGGCATCGACCATGGCCTGCGTGAGCTTGCCGGCCGCCATCTGTTGCGCGTTGTAGGCTTCTGCGCTCATATCAACCTCAGCGGAGCGTGAGCAGGTAGCGGGTGTGGATTGCGGCGCCCAGCGCCTCGTCGCGCATGTTGAGCAGCGCCGAATCCTCGGCCTCGGTCAGGTAGTCGCTCAGGCCGACCAGCCACTCGACGAGCTCGCCGATGAAGGTCATGGCGTCGGCGTCGGTCAGGTTGGCTACCGCAATCGGGCCGTCGATCTTGAGGCGCGTCGTCCCGTCGCGGCCTTGCACGGTCTCGACGAAACTATCGGTGAAATCCGAGAGCGCGTCGTAGAGCTTGCCGTAGGCTGTGTGCGCGGCGAAGCTCGTCGTCTGCCAGTGCAAGAGGCGAGTCTGCGTCTCGAAGTGCAGGAGCTGATTCAGGCAGTCATCCATCTCAGGCCTCGGTGGTCGCGATCGACCGGAAGTAGGCGGCGGCGCCGGTAAAGAGCAGCACGAGCGCATCGGCCAAGTCCTGCTGCACCGGTCCCAAGTCGAGACCATGCCGGGCAGCTACGCCGACCAGCATCGACGCCGCAACGCCGGCGAGGGCCAGATAGGTCCGGCGACCTTTCACGGGGTCACCGCGCTCGGGGCATCGGCCGGGCTGACAGCGTCGGCAGCCGTAACCGCCTCGGCCGCGTCGACCGTCTGCACCACGTCATCGACGATGACGATCGCCGTTGTCGGGGCCGGGCCAGACTTCGAGCAGCCGACCAGCAAGAGCAACAGAGCAAACTTTCGCATCATCACACCTTCTGCGCCGCTTCGAGCCGCGCTTGATCGACCTTGAGCTGCGTCACGTCGGCCTCGATGACGCCGAGTCGCGTGTCAGTCTTGGCCTGCCAGTCCTCGAGGTGACCGACGCGCGCATCTTGGCGCTCGGTCCACTTGGCGATTCGCCACACGCCGGTGCCGATCCAGACGATACCGCCAGCCATCGGAACGAGTATCGCCATCATGCTCGCAGGGTGTTCCATGGCGCCCCCTAGTAGGTCGTCCGCGGCAACATGACGTTGGCCCACGCATCTACTTGCGCCGATGTTCCGTTGGCGAACACTTGCAGAAAGAGACGATCGATGCCTTTGTAGTCGAGTACGAAGGAGACGCGGCGCGTCGTGTTGTTGACGTCGACGTCGCCGGCCGTGTCACCGAAGCCGTCTGCGCCGAGCACCTTGGCCCACTCTCCGCTGGTGATGTCGTAGGAATAGAGGTGGAACTTGACCACGCCAGTCGTCTTGATCGTGAAGGTACACGAGGCGTATCCATCGACGACAAAGCCATCGGTCGCAAGCGTCGGAGCCGCGGTCGTCCCGGTGGTATTGATGATCCGTCGCAGGGCTGCCGTTGCGCCAGCCACCACAGTGCTCGCGCCATCGGTCGGCACGACAGTGCCCAGATCGACGGACACATCGATCGGCTGATCGCAGTAGAGCAGCCCATCGGCCACCGTCACGACGTCGCCGGTCTTGCGGAGGTATCCAGTCGCCGGCAGGCTCGAGACGCCGGTAGAGCGCGTGAGCGTAGTCGACGGAGCGCCCGTCTTGGTGACCTTGTATTTGACGCCTGGCTGTAGCACGACGTTGGTGGGCATGGCTCGATCCTCCGTTGATCAGCGTAGGGCAACAGCCTCGCCGGCTGCTAGTGGCTAGCTCGTCTGGCCGACGGCGATGTAATCCATACGCGCCGACCAGCGCACAGGGTCGACCAAGCCGGTCACGTGCAGTTCGAGCTTGCCGCCGTTGGCTTGAACATTGAACGTGCAAGCAGCGCACCCGCCGTTGCGGTCGAACTGCGTCACCGCTGCACCAGCCGCAAAGTTGGCGAATACAGCCGGTGCCGCAAAGGTGATGCCCACGACCTTCTTGACGCTGAACACGCCGGCGACATAGGCGCAGCTGATCTTGACGCTCCACATGGCGTAGTCGTCATCGGTCGCTTCTTTCTTCGCGACCACCATGCAGTCGATCAGATACACCGTATCGAGAGCAGGATTGAAGCTCACCGCGCCGACGCCTGGCGTCAGGATCTGGTCGGTGGCGTCGGTCGTGCGCTTGAGCACATGCACCGAGCCGCGCTGGCTGCTGCCCTGCTGGATCGTCCCTCCCAAGTCGGTGAACGGCGCCGCTGCGTGTGCCACTTCGCCGGCGGTCGACGTCTTGGCCGCGTAGCCCGTCGAGCGGCTGTAGGTCTGCGCCGAGCTGCACGCATTGCCGTGGGCGAACGAATTGGCGCCGGCCGCTGCGTTGATGTTGGCGGCGTCCTGAAAGCCCAAAGACACAGAGCCATCGCCGTTGGCGCGAATCTCCGACACGCTGTTGGAGTAGCCGTGCGCGAGTGCGCCTTTGCCGCTGGCAATCACGACCGCGCCGGTGTCCTTGGCATAGCCCTGCGCCATCGCGCCATCGGCGGTTGCGGTCACGCTGGCCGTGGAGCCGGCGAAGCCAGTCGACAGCGCGCCGATGCCCGAGGCCGTGATGGTGCCCTTGCCAAGCGCCACCGCGCCGGATTGGTTGGCCGTGGCCGCATCGCCGATCGCAATCGACGAGTTGCCGCTCGCGTTGCCGCCGCCCGACGCGAGTGCGTAGGAATTGTTAGCCACGCCGCCAGCCATGGCGACCGCGTTGGTGCAGGTGTTGCCGACTTGGCCAGAGGTCGCCGCGAACGAGTTGGCGGCCGTCGTGCCCACCGTTGCGCTTTGGCCGATGGCTGCCGAACCGATAGCTGCCGCGCTCGAGCTCGTGCCGATGGAGATGGCCTCTGCGGCCGTGGCGCTGGCTGCGCTGCCCATGGCGACGCTGTTCTGCCCGCTCGCCACCGGATTGGATCCAAACGCCACCGAACCCGTGCCCGTGTTGGCGTTGTCGGCCTGCGTGCCGGTGAAGGTGCCGGCGCGAAAGCTGCCCTTCGACTTGCGCCACACGATGCGCGCGTCGTGGCTCACGAGGCCATCGTCGTCGGCTGTCGGTGAGCCGAGCACGATGTCGGCAGACATGGCGATCGCATCCTCACGCACGATCGGCGTCGTCGCCGGGCTCGTGATCGCGATGGTGCCAGCGCCAGCCAGCACGGACACGACCAGCGACGGAGCCTGTGAGTAGGTTTCGCCGGGCGTCGTGTCTGTCAGGTATAGGATGGTTGGGCCACCAGCCGAGGCGGTCACGAATGACGCGGTGACGGGGTTGCCGTTGATCGCTGCGATGAAGGCATCTCGCACGGCCGTCACCGAGCCGCCGCCGTCGGTGATATCGATGTTGACGCCGTTGATCGTGATTCGACGCTGATTCACGCCGGCCGCGTATCCGGTCAGCGTGATCTGGGCTTGGCAGCACTCAAGGAACACTGCGGTCTGCACGCCGCGCGCATTCAGCAACGACTGGTTGAGCCGTGCGTAATTCTCGAGGCGATAGTCGGGCGGGCCAGCAATGGCTTGCGGCTGCCAGCCGGTGGTCTCTTGTCCTGCGGTAGGCTCGAGCGTCGTGCCACCAGTGGCCCACGGCAGGATCTCGGGGTCTCCGGTGCCGGTGGTGGGGTACTGTTTGATCACGTTCGCCATGGTTCAACCTCAGGGGTAGATGTAATTTGCGTACGCGCCACCTGGGCCGCCGACGCCGTCGCCATAGCCCTGCACGGGTGGATTGGTCGACGGTACGAAGCCGAACACCGGCGCCTGATACCATGCGATGCCCACGATCTTGACGCCGGCTGCCTTGGCTGCCACCGCGAAGTCGATCAGCGCCTGCTGTTGTGAGCTCGACAACGCCGATGAGACATACACGGCCAAGTTGAACGCGGCCGGCGGAACGTCCGAGACCTGTACCGCGATCGCATCCGACAACAGGGCGTGAACCATCGCTGCGATTTCTCGAGCTGTGCCCTTCGAGCGATTGCGAAGGATGGCCGCCTGTAGCTTGCCCCGATAGTCGGCATCGGTCTCGCCGAGCGGATACGCGCCACCGAGCCGCGGCTGGCCGAGGAGCTGCCCAAGCGCATCAAGCTGCACGCCGGTGCCGAGCGAGACGGTGAAGGCCGATTGGAGCCACACGACCGCGGCGTCGGCATCCTTGATCGGCTGGCCGAGTGCGGCCCATGCAGCCTCGAGCTTAGGACGGCGGAATTCGCTCGGTAGAGCGTCCACCATCAACTGCCCGGCATCAAGTTGAACAAGGTCTGCCATGGGTCACACGAACGTCAGCGCGATGTGGACATCGTTTGCGACGGTCTGGGGATACTCATTCCATGCCACCGGAAGGTTGCTCGTGTTGACCGGCGGGTTCGCAGTGTCGAACTTGAGCAGGCTGATGCCTGTGCAGGTCGACACGCCGTTGACCTTGGTCGCGTCGTAGATCACGTCGGTAAGAGCGATCCCGATAATGGTCGATCCCATCGTCAGGCCGGGCGTGGCGCTGGTGCCGATATAGGCTGCCACTGCCGCTTGAATCGCTGCCTTGAAGCTCGCAGACACACCAGCGATGGTGGCCGAAACAAAAATCGTCGACGCTGCTGCGGCCTCATACTTCACATTCACCGTGAAGCCATCAGGATCCGTCACCGCGTAGGTTGTGTCGCCGAAGGTCTGGATGCCTGCTGCCTTCTGGTTGTAGATCACCGGGCCGATCGCACTGGCCGCGGCAGACCCGCGCACTACAGCCGTGAAGCTGTGCGCTGGCAACGTCGGAATGTTCACCGGCGACGTGATGCCAGCGAAGTCGCTGGTATTCTCGAACACTCGGCACTCGACGACGCCATCGAGGTCAGCGATGGCCGAGCGGATGCTATCCACCGTGGCGTTGCCGGGCAGGTGCGCGGATTCGAGCGTTCGCACGCGGAGCTCGCCGTCGGTCTCCTGCGCTGTGCCGGTTACGCCGGCGGTGGGATTGGTCAACGTCAAGAAGCTCGAGCCGACAAAGCTGGTGGTGATCGCCCACGTCGTCTGTCCGGCGGCGACGTCGGTCGGGCCGGGCACGAGCGCGATCACAGAGACGTTGGCGTTGCCGAGCGGAGCAATCGTCACCGAGGTGACCACGCCGTATAGGTCGCCAGTCGCCCCGAGCGCGATGATGGTGCCCTGCGGCACGACGACCGCGCCCACGCTCGAATTGGCCATATTGATCGTGACCGTCGTTGAGGTCGCGATATTGCGCGTCAGGCCAAGGTTCTGCACCAGCCGATCGAGGTTCACGCCCTCGGCGCCATCGAGCGTCGACGCCTGATAGGCGTAGTCGATGCCCTCTTGATAGCTCGCCAAGACCTGCGCCAGAGCCGACACGAGCTGCCCGACGACGGTGTTGCCGTTGAGAGATTGCAGCGAGGCGCCGAACGCGGCCTGCAAGTAGTTGGACAGCTCGGTCTGGATCTCGGTCGCTGTCTGGATCTGGAGGCCCGATGGGCCGAACGTGGGGCCGGGCATCAAAGACCTCCGACCGCGACGGGCACAGCCAGCACGGCGGCCTCGTCGGTGGTGAGATAGATGGTTAGCGACGACGTGCGCGCGGTCGTGTTGGTCTCGATGTCCACGCGATCGACGCTGGCCACGCCTTGCACGGTCGACAGGACGCGCCGCACCTCGGCAGTAACCTGCGAATCGCGCACGCCCTTCTGGTTGAGCAGGCCGGGCCAATTGGTGCCGATCGTCGTGTCGAAGGGATACTCGCCGAGCCACAGGCCGAGCGCCGTCTGGCACTCCTGCACGATCGCGTCGTTGCCCTGCAAGAGGCGAAAGTCGCCGCCCTCGATCAGCAGATCGCCAGCCGAGTCCAGAGCCAGATCGCGCCACGCTGTCGCCACCATCCACCTCGCTCGGCCATGCTACGCCGTGCAGGCTCGCAACGCTAGGATCGGATCGCGACGATGCGGTAGGTGCCCGCCGGCGGGGTGTAGCTGCCGGCAGCCGGTGGCATGAAGGTAATCGCCAGCGTATTGGCGGCCGACACGCGGGCGTTGAACACCGCCGCTCCTGGCGCGTTCACGGTCACGGTGTCGGTGGTCGCGAGACCGGTCACGGCGAAGGTCTGCTCGGCTGGGGCGCCGGCACTGACCGCGGCAGGCGTGAGCGTCGGGGTGTAGACGGTCTGTTGCGTGATGGCCGTTCCCGACGTGCCAATCTTGAGCGAAACAGGAACGGTGACCGCTCGACTGTTTGCGATTTCGAGCGCGTTGTTGCTGGAAATCTTGAACACGATTGTTCCACCAGCAGCTAGCTGGTTGAAACGGAATTCGCCAGTGCTGTTCTGGTAGCCGGTAAACACACGGACAGTGCCGCCGTTGTCGAGGTACTCGACGCCGGAAAAACCAGAAGCGTTCGCATTTTGCACGCCAAATGTTGCGCCGGGATTGCTGCCAATGACCTTGATCGAATCGTTGCCCGTGCCTCCGCTATTGTATTCGTGCAAACCCTTGGTGGTTGCGCCGAAGTTCAGCAGATAGCTCGTGGCACTAGAAGCAATTGCGGCCCTATAGTTGATCCCAACAAATCCGCTGTTGTCGATTCGCATTCGCAGTTGGTCTGCGCCTGTGAGGAAGATGATCGCACCCTCAGCCGCCGCCGGTGTGCTTGGGTTGCCAGCAGCAAAAAACACATTGCCACGCTGGCTACTGATCGCGCTGTAAGTGTTGCCGCGCATACCCACGTAGGGGCCGTTGGCTGCGCCGAATGCAGGCGTCGCAGAGCAGACCATGCCCATTGTTCGCGTATTGGCATCAGCGTAGAGCAGGTTTGAGTCATACGCAGGATTGGCCGCAGCGCCCATCCGAATGTTGCCTTGGCCCGACAGTGTGCCGCCGCTCATGGTCAATGATGCACCGGAGCCCAAGACCAGCGAGCCGCTCATCGTATCGCCAATCCGTGCCACAAAATCGGTACTGTTCGCTGTCGCTGCCGTTCCGAGACCGAGATTTGTGCGGGCCGTGGCCGTGTTGCCCACGTCGCTGAGGTTGTTTGCGGCGAGCAGAGCGCCCACAAGGTTGGCTTGCAGGATGCTCCAGCTCGAGCCGACCGCCGCCTGTGTGCCGCCGGCATTGTCGGCGAGCGCAAGGATCGCGTCGCCGGCCTGCACTGAGATGCCCGAGGCGCCACCGATGAGGCCAGCCACAGAGATCACCCACACGTCGCCCTTGAGCGCCGCTGGGTAGTTGGGATTTCCCGAGCAGTCGATCGAGCCCTTGAGGTCAAGCAGACCGACGACTGCCGTGTCGACGTATCCCTTCGTTGCGGCGTCGGTGGTCGCTGTCGGAGTGCCGAGCGACGTGATCTTCTGGCTGCCCATGTCAATCGCGCCAGTCATCGTGCCGCCGGCCTTGGGCAGTGCTGCACCAGCAGTGCTCGCAGCCGTGGCAAGCGTCGCGACTTGCGTCGTCGTCATGTACCCGTCATTGCCCGCTGTCGCCGCCGCAATGGCAATCGTGCGATCGGCTGAGAGGTCGCCGCCGCCGGTGAGAGGCGCTGTCGTGTTGATCTGTCGACTGGCGGGTACCGTGCCTGGTGCAGTGGCCGCGATAGTCCACACGCCGCCGACCTGCACGAGCGCGTCGGGGACGCCGACGATGACCCCAGTGTCTGCGTTGATGATTCCGGCCTTGTTTGCCATCACTCCACCTCGACGATGTCGGAACCGCTCGCGATGCAGCCGGTCATGTCAAACGGGGTCACCGGCGCGCCTGCCGCCACCGCTGCCATGCCGGCGATAAAGTTCTGGACCACCGTCTGATCCACGATGATCTTGATCGCGTCGCCAGTGCGAGCTGCGCGGCCGCTGGTCTGTCGCAGACCGGGCAGGAGCGGCGGGACGATGCCGTCGGGCAGGGCTGGCACTTGTGCCGGTGGCGTGGCGGGTAGGAGCGGAGCCACGCCGAGCTGGAGCTTGTCGTTTTGGCCCGAGGGCTGCGAGATGATGACGCGGTCGGCCTGCGCGGCGGGCGCACTGCCGCCGGCGACAGGGATGCACCATGCGTCCGACAGGTCATGCCGACGGACGTCGAACGGGTCGGCCTCGTCGCCGGTGTCGCGCCAGAGGGCCAGCGGCGAGCTCGAGAAGATCAGGATGACCTTGTCGCCGGCCTCGAGAGGATACGTCATGCTGCCGCCGGCGCCCGCAGGATAGGCCACCGGAACGTCGGTCAGGACCGGCAGCGACTGGAGCTCGCCGTTGATCAGCACGCCGGGGAAGGGTTGCACCGACGCCGTGCCGCTGGTCGACCACGACACGACGACGCCGGGCAGAGCTGTCCACACGTTCTGGAGTCGGCTGGTGATGGCTTCGTCTATCACCTGCTCGAGTGTGATCCCGATCATGTCGCCC